CACGCGCTACTGGTCCGTCGAAGGCCGGCTGTGGTCGGAAGAGAACCCTGACGCTTACGCGGGTGTCCATAACTTCGACGGTGTGCTGCTGATCTTCGACGAAGCCAGCGGTATTCCAGACTCAATATGGTCTGTGTCTGATGGTTTCTTCACAGAAAACACGCCGCACCGCTTTCATGTTGCCTTTTCCAACCCGCGGCGGAACACTGGCTATTTTTACGAGACATTCCACAGCAAGCGGGCGTTCTGGCAAACGCGCAACATCGACGCGCGCGAAGTCGAGGGTACAGACAAAAACCTGTACCAGCGCATTATCGACGAATATGGGCCTGACAGCTACCAAGCGCACGTCGAAGTGTTCGGAAAGTTCCCGTCGGAAGGCGATGATCAGTTTATCGGCGTCAATTTGGTGGACGACGCGATGGCACGGCCCAAATATAAGGATGAAACGGCACCGATAGCCATCGGTGTTGACCCTGCGCGCTTCGGCGCTGACGCTACCGTCATCGCTGTGCGGCAGGGCCGCGACCTCATCGCCATCAAGCGGCTGAAAGGCGCGGACACTATGGAAGTGGTAGGGCACGTCATCGAAGCGATAGAGGAAGAGAAGCCGGCGCTGGTCGTCATCGACGAAGGCGGGCTAGGCGCAGGCATCGTAGACCGGCTGAAAGAGCAGCGGTACAAGATACGCGGCGTAAACTTCGGCAATAAGGCCATGAAGCAGATGATGTACGGCAACAAGCGCGCTGAGATGTGGGGCGCCATGCGAGAATGGCTAAAAACGGCACACATACCAGCAGATCGGTTCCTGAAAACGGACCTGATAAGCCCGAAGATAAAGCCTGACAGCAAGGGGACGATCTTCCTCGAAAGCAAGAAGGACATGAAGTCGCGCGGGCTGGCCTCACCAGACGCTGCGGACGCCATCGCGGTCACGTTTGCATTTCCTATCGCACACCGCGAAGCACGCGTTGACAAGCGACGCACGAGCAGTTATTCTCCACAGGGAATATCTACATCATGGATGGGTTCTTGAGCATGGCGGACGCTAAAAAAGGTCTGTACGCAAACATTCACGCCAAAAAGGCGCGAATTGCTGCCGGATCAGGTGAAAAAATGCGTAAACCCGGCGCTAAAGGCGCACCAACAGCCAAAGCGTTCAAAGAGAGCGCCAAAACAGCTAAAAAACCAGCGAAGAAGGGTAAGTAATATGCCAGCCAACAAATACACCAAAGCATTGTACAAGTCTGGTACTATTAAGGCTGAAAAAGCCGCTATGGCTAACCGCGATCCAGCCCGTGCGCGTGCAGCTATGAAAGCTGTAGCCCGCGAAGGCACGACACGCGGTCCAGAAATGGTAAAAGCTGCCAAGCCAGTGCAAGTCATCCGTACAACGACGATGATGAAGCCAACGCCAACGAAGAAGAAATAATCATGCCGCTCGTCAAATCGACAGGTAAAGCCGCGTTTCGTAAGAACATCAAGGCGGAAGTAAATGCTGGCAAGCCTGTCAAGCAAGCTGTAGCTATTGCCTACAGCGTCAAGCGGGAAGCCGCCAAGAAGGGCAAGAAATAGCACATGGCCGACCCTACAGGCATCAACACAGCAGGCAAAGTCGCCAACGTAGGCTCTAACCCGCCAAAAACGACCGGCGACGACCATGACAAGATGGCAACCATGCGGTCGCGCCTGCAAATGGCGCAGGCTGCGTACTCTGACAGCCGTGAAGACGAACTGGACGACCTGCGGTTTATGGCCGGCAGCCCTGACAACCAGTGGCAGTGGCCTGCTGACGTGCTGGCGACCCGCGGAAGCGTCCAAGGGCAGACAATTAACGCACGTCCCTGCCTGACAATTAACAAATTGCCGCAGCACGTCCGTCAAGTCACCAACGAACAGCGTCAAAACCGCCCTAGCGGTAAGGTCATCCCAGCCGACGACAACGCTGACGTGCAGGTAGCTGAGATTTTCAACGGTGTGGTGCGCCACATCGAATATATGTCAGACGCTGACGTTGCCTATGACACCGCCTGCGACAACCAAGTCACCTACGGCGAAGGCTATATCCGCCTGCTGACTGAGTATTGCAACGAAGAAAGTTTCGACCAAGACATCAAGATTGGCCGTGTCCGCAACGCGTTCAGCGTCTACATGGACCCAACGATCCAAGACCCATGCGGCGCAGACGCTGAATGGTGCTTTGTCACCGAAGACATTCTGATTTCCGACTATGAGCGTATGTTCCCCGACGCATCACCTGTCTCGACCATCATGTCGCAGGGCGTTGGCAACGAAAGCATGGCGCAGTGGCTGGCTGAAGACACCATCCGCATCGCGGAATACTTTTACAAGTCGTATGAAAAAGCTACGCTGAACCTGTATCCAGACAATCAGACAGCTTTTAAAGGCACGCCGCAAGACGCCAATTTGCAGATGATGTTTGGTAAGCCTATTCGCTCACGCGAAGTAGACCGCCAGAAGGTCATGTGGATGAAGACCAACGGGTTCGACATCCTCGACGAGCGTGAATGGCCCGGCAAGTGGATACCTGTCGTGCGCGTCGTCGGTAACGAATGGGAAGTCGAAGGCAAGCTGTACATCTCTGGTCTTGTGCGTAACGCCAAGGACGCCCAGCGTATGTACAACTACTGGACCAGCCAAGAAGCAGAAATGCTGGCGCTGGCGCCAAAAGCACCGTTTATCGGTTACGGCGGCCAGTTCGAGGGCTACGAAATGCAGTGGAAGACTGCCAATACGACCAACTGGCCGTATCTGGAAGTCAACCCAGACGTCACAGACGGCGCTGGAGCTGTTTTGCCGCTGCCCCAGCGTGCAGCACCCCCGCTACCCCAAACAGGTCTGATACAGGCTAAAATGGGCGCTGGTGAGGATATTAAGGCCACCACAGGCCAGTATGACGCCTCGCTGGGTCAACAGGGCAACGAACGGTCGGCTAAGGCCATCGTAGCGCGTGAAAAGCAGGGCGATGTCGGTACGTACCACTACGTAGACAACCTTGCGCGTGCCATCCGGCACATCACACGCCAGATCGTAGACCTGATACCGAAGATTTACGACACGCAGCGCATCGCACGCATCATCGGCGTTGACGGTGACGTTGACATGGTCAAGTTCAACCCGACGCAGAAAGAGCCTGTAAAGGAAATCCGCGACGAAATGGGCGCGCTGATCGAAAAGGTCTACAACCCCGGCGTTGGTACATACGACGTCATGGTCACAACTGGCCCCGGCTATATGACGAAGCGTCAAGAAGCCCTCGACGCCATGAGCCAGATTTTGCAATCCAACCCGGCACTTTGGTCGGTTGCTGGCGATTTGTTCATCAAGAACATGGATTGGCCCGGCGCGCAGGAAATGGCAGCCCGCTTCAAGAAAATCCTCGATCCAAAGGTATTGTCGGAAGGCGATCAGTCGCCTGAGATGATGGCCGCACAGCAGCAGATGGAAGCCATGACGCAAGAACTGAACCGGATGACAGACATCATCCAGAATGTTCAGGACAGTGTCGCGCAGCGCGAAGTGGACATCAAGGAATACAAGGCACAGGTAGACGCCTACGACGCCGAAACGAAGCGCATTTCTGCGGTCCAAAACAGTATGTCACCTGAGCAAATCCAAGACATCGTCATGGGCACAATCGCAGCGGCGATGGACACAGGCGACCTGATTGGCGGCGCACCTGAGATGCGTGAGCAGCCTCAGATGGACGAAGAGATGATGCAGCCCCAGCAGCCACCAATGCCTGAGATGGGCATGGAAGAGGCGCCAGAGATGCAGCAAATGCCAGAAATGGGTATGGAAGAAGCAATGGCACCGCCAGAAGAACCCGGCCAATCGCCTGAAGGAATGATGTAATGAGTTGCGCTGATTTTGTAGGAACACTGTTTTTGGCGCGTGATGTGGCTCACTCGACGCACCTGAACACACGCAGCTACGCAAAGCATAAGGCGTTGCGGAAGTTTTACAGCGAAATCATCGACTTGGCGGACAAATACGCGGAAGCCTATCAGGGCAAATATGGCCTAATTGGCCCTATTTCGCTCATGTCGGCTAAGAAAACCAACAACATTGTCGAGTTTCTTGAAGGTCAAGTAGACGAACTGATGGAAATGCGGTATAAAGTCGTCGATAAGGATTGCACCCCAATCCAAAACATTATCGACGAGATTTTTGGCCTGTATTACAGCACGCTGTATAAACTGAAATTTCTCGCATAAGGACGCGTTATGGAACTTTTAAACCCACTAAGCAAAGCTGACTACCCTGCGTACAGCGTAGCCTACACTGGCACCGCTGGTAACACGTCCGCATGGGCGCCCGGCGCGCAAGGCGTAGTCGTTTGGTCTGACCAAGCCTGCTACGTCGAAGTCGGCGTCGGCGCTGTTGCTACGACGGCCAGCACGCCGATCCCGCCGTTCACGCCGATCCCTTTCGTGTTGCCAACCAACACCACTGGTGCGCCTTGGCGCGTGAGCGCGATCCAAGTGTCAACAGGCGGCACCGTTTACGCTAAGCCGATTAACCGGAACTGATAGATGGGCTTTGGCGGCGCTCTTCGTAATGGTATCGCTTTAGGCTTAGGAAGCATTATTAGCTTTCTGTGTTGTTGCTGCTGGAGTAGATAAATGGCCGACAAGAAAATCTCGCAACTTACCGCGGTCACAACTCCGCTGGCGCTTACGGAAGAATTGCCGGCGGTGCAGAGCGCCACGACCAAAAAAGTTACCGTACAACAGATGCTTACCGGCGTAATTGTGACAGAAGCCACAACCGCACGGACGCTGTCGGCAACGGACAACGGCAAAATTATTTACTGCACTAGCGGCTCGGCAACGACAATCACTTGCGCGGCAGGACTTGGCGCCGGCTTTAACGTCACAATTATTCAAGGCGGCGCAGGTAAAGTCACTGTTGCGGCTGGTGGGCAGACACTCGTGTCATATTCGTCGCTGTTCAGCACGATGGGCCAATATGCGGTTATTTCTCTTATCTGCCCGGTCGCTAACACATTTGTGGCTGCCGGCAATTTAGGTGTGTAATAAATGTCAGTAACTCCTTCCCCCATTGGCGGGTTCGCGGCTCAGTTTTTTGACAACAACGGTGTTATCTTGTCAGGCGGCAAGATTTACACCTATGCACTGTGTTTAACCTATCGACGATCAACTACACGCCCGGTACAAATTCGCTGTCGGTATACATCGACGGTGTGAACCAATATGTTGGTGACAGCTATCTGGAAACGGACAGCGACACCGTGACGTTTACGTCTGGCGTACACGTCGGCGGCGAAGTCAAGTTTACAACCGCAGTTCAGACAACTACCGGCGCTGTAGACGCGTCAATTGTTAGTTATGAGCCACCGTTTACTGGCAGCGTTGCTACAAACGTAGAGGCCAAACTGGCCCAATATGTTTCGGTCAAGGACTTCGGTGCTGTTGGCGATGGCGTAACGGATGACTCTGCGGCGTTTCTTGCGGCTATGACGGCTGCGCCAAATATATATGTGCCAGAAGGCACTTATTGTGTGGATGCTGGCAACAGTTCCGGCTGTCTTATTACGAGCGGAACTGGCTATAATGTCTATGGCGACGGTGAAAAAAGTATCATCAAGCGGTTCTCATATAACCCCGCAAGTAGCTGCATTAACTTTGACAGCGGATCATCTTCAGCGTTTATTAACGACGTAAAGTTTAGCAACCTCAAGTTCCTCGGTGATGTTGCTACACTTGGTCACAACGAAACCTATGGGCACTTGCTACGCATGAACGGTGTGCGTCGTGTTGTTATCGAAAAATGCTTTTTTGAAGGGCCTCGCTCTGATGCAATTTTGATTGGTTCCGGCGCAGGCGGTGGGACAGAGCGGCACAATTTTGATGTTGTGATCCGCGACTGCGTATTCGATGGCGTTCTTTACGGCGCAACTGGTGGCCGCAATGCGATCAGCTTCATCGACGTTGACCGCGCCACCATCGAAGGTAACGTGTTCCGCAACTGGTCGCGTAACGATATGCCCGGTTGCATTTGTTTGGAGCCAGATGACGCGTTTGGTATTATCAAAAACGTCACCATCAGCGGCAACAAGTTCAGCAACTGCGGCGGAAATCGCGGTCACATTGCCATCTCTGTTGACAATATCGCCAACGCAAATTGGGCAAACATCATTGTTATTGGAAACACATTTGCCACCAACAATGCTGTCAGTCTGTATTGCAGTAACACGCTAGGCACTGTCCCTAACGCAGTCATCATAGCGGACAACACCATCACAGACTGTGAACATATTTTGTTCCACCCTTTCGGTTCTGTTTATGGGTTGTCCATTGTGGACAACTCTACGTTTGCATCTACATCAGGTTACGGTCGTATTTTGATCGGGGACAACACTACATCTGGCAGAACATCCAAAGAAATTGACATTGTCGGCAATATGTTGGTCTCCAACGTGTCGGTTCCTGTGGTGGTAAGCAACAACATTACAACGCTTAATTTCCGCAACAATACTCTACGCGGGGCTACTCAGTCCCATATGTCACTTGGCTTGGTGGGCAACACTATCCAAGAAATATCCATCGTAGGAAATCAGTTTTTAGGTTCTATCACGAATGAGATTGTTGTGGTCGCAGGCACACAGGTTGTTGCGACTAACATATGGGACAACAACTACCACCCCAACACTGAAACACATAATTTTCGCGCGCTCCAAAACAACTTCGCAGGGTCTACTTTCAACCTTAAAACTATTTCTGACGCGGCTAATACGTACCCTTACGGCGTTTCTCAGGCGCGGTATCAAAACGTGGCTATCGTAACCGCAAATGATAACGGTATGGTCGAAACGCGCCGACCATCTAGCAATACCGAAACAGCTACAATCCAGTTCTTTTATCCTGACTATAGCGCAACTGATCTAGATGACATTTATTTCCGTAAAGCCATTGACGCTACCACATGGGCGGCTTGGTTCCGTGTGACGGGGGTATAAATGATTACTCCTGCCTATAGCCCTACTGCTACTGAGCGTGTCCTCCCGCGCATGGCGTTGGATTTTACAACTGGTGTTCTTGACCCCCGTGTTACATTTACACGCGCATCGACAGGGACATTTGTTGGTAGCAACGGCTCTATTCAGACGGCTGCGATTAACGGCCCACGTTTTGACTACAATCCTACCACGCTTGCGCCTAAAGGCTTACTGATTGAGGAGCAACGGACTAACGCACTAAGCGGCGTAGACTCCGTAAACCCAACCGGCATAACTGGGTGGACAACTTTCGGAGACGCGGCTGGTTCTCTCAGCGTTGTTTCGGATGACGCCGCTCTCGCAGCAGCCGGATTGAGCGGCCTTTGCAGCACGGGTAAAGTGTTCAAGCTCGACAACAGCGCCGGAACAACTCCTTTCTATGCGCGAGTAAATAACTCAATCACTTTAGGCGCAAACACATGGGCTTTCTCCACATACGCACGCGGATCAGGATCGTTTTCTTTTGACGTAAACGCAGGAACTTGGACACCGGGCGGAACTTCACCTGCGGTAACGTCGGTATATCAACGTCTTGTCTCTATCGGCGCGTCAAGCGTCTCGTCGAACCAATACCGCGTCAGCGTAACTGGCGGCAGCGTTGTGTATTTTATATTGATGCAGGCGGAGCAAGGCGCTTTTCCTACTTCCGTTATACCTAACACTGGCACATCTATAACACGCAATCCTGACGCTGTGAGTATGACTGGGACGAACTTCAGCAGTTGGTTTAATGCCAGTGAAGGGACGTTTGTGTGCGCTACAACCGGCGGTAACCCAAGCACAGGTCAATGGGCCGTTCCATTTGACGCAGTAGGCCCCGGGAATGAACTTTATGTGCGGCAAACATCGGCCACAGCCGTGTCATCAGTCATAAATGGAACAGGCTCATCGTCCGTTACCATATCGTCTGGGGCAGCCTACACAAGCGCAATAGCTTACAAACTTAATAACTGCGCCTTTGCAGTAAGCGCCAGCGCAGTATCCGCGACTTCTGCCGTCCCCACTACGCCAACAAGCCTTATACTTGGTAGTTTGAACGGTACGTTTTTCTTAAATAAGCATATATCAAAATTGTCTTTCTATCCGCAGCGGCTAACAAATGCCGAAGTGCAAGCATTTTCAAAATAGGATCGCGACATGAGCCTTACTAAAGCAACATACTCAATGATCGAAGGCGCTGCCGCCAACATTTTGGACTTCGGCGCAGACCCGACAGGTGTTGCTGACAGTACGGCAGCTATTCAAGCGGCGCAGCAGGCGTCAAAATATGTGTATTGCCCTCCCGGTGACTACTCTATTGCTGGCCTTCGCATATACGATCAGGTCAATCTGTTCGGCGGCGGCTACGAAAACACACGGTTTTTGCAGCGCGATCCAAACCAGCCTGCAATTAACTGCTTGTCGGACGCAACTGTCGGACAACTGTTGTCGTTGCGTCTAGAGAATTTCGGTGTCGTAGGCCATGCGTCTGCAACTGTTGCGGCTGTCAAGATTGAAGCCCTTGGCATCTTTGCAATTTACCGTTCGCATTTCGACATGATTATTTCGCAATCATACCAAGCGTTGAATATGCAGGCCTATACTGCAAGCAACGTGTTTTATTGCACTTTCCGCATGGACATCGTGGGAACGCAGACCACCTCTGTCGTATTGAATGGTGGCGTCTACAATATATACGACTTCTTTATTGTTACGTCGGCCACTGGGCGCGTCATAGAACATGGCGGGTTTAACAACACATTTACAAGGTTGATTACAGACGGGCAAATTGTCTGCACTGGGCAGAATATCACCTACTTAAACCTGTCACTTGAAGAATTACCAGTCACGCCTCCGACGCCTTACGGGATTGTGCTTCAAGGGTTTAACCAAGTTCTTATTACCCCGACGGTAATTTTGAACCCCACAAACTCAACCAAAATTACATATTGCCTCCAGCCATTTGAAAACAGTTTGATTATTAACCCCCGTTTTCTTGTGACCGGCACGCTGCACCCGTTTGCAGCCGCCAATAATAATTGGTCGCTACAAGGGCCAGGGCAAAATGGTTGCGTCAATAAAATGGAAGCGATCTATACCGGAACCGACGCCGATAAAGATTTACGGCGCGTTGATGTCATAGGCAACGTAAGCAGCTTTATGACTGCTTCTTCTGGCACATATGGCGGAAAAGCGGTTCAATATTTAGCGCCTACCGGCGGAACAAGCATAAACTATCGTGTTTTAAATTCCACGGATGCGATGATCTTTGCGCCTACGGGAACAATGACGCTCATCAACGTCACGCTTGGGTATGTAGGAAATGTATACCGCCAAGGCCAGACACTGTCGATTTACACCAAAGAGGCTATCACATCAATAACATGGTCTGCGGCGTCAGACGTATCATTGTTCCCTGCGTCAATGACAGCGGGTCAAATTATTCGATTTGTATATGAAGAATCGACTGACAAATGGTGGCCGATCTAAAGGATTGTATATGAACATCTCAGAAGAACTGTACGACGAAGCCTTGATGGTTGTATCGTGGATAAAAAAAGAAAAACCCCAAACCATGTCTGAAGCCGATTGGCAGCGGATTGTTAAGCGCAATCAGGCGCATATATCCACCCTTTTAGCTGCTTACGAGTTTGATGGGTACGACAAAAAACCTTTGCTCGGCGCGTTAAATATTTGACCGCGCGCGCAAAGAGTAAAGGACAAAGACCATGTTAAAAACAGCACCAAACTACAGGCTTTGATAGTATGAAAGATTTATACCTAAAAACCCCTGCTGAAGCTGACATGAAAGCTGCGTTGATTGCGGCTGGCATTGTCACTGAGCAGACCATTGCTACCGAAGTCGGTGCGACTGAGGACGGCGACGCAATCCTGCAAGATGTGATGGCTCTTGTTCCAACAGAAGGCTTCTACGTCGATCAGATTGGCCCGTTCTCGAAGGTCATCGGTTACGACGAAGCAGGCGAACCCATTTTGGAAAATTATCCCGATTGGCACACCAACCTTCGCGGCAGCTTTAATGAGGAACAGTTGGCATTGCTAACACCCTTGAGCGTTGAACCTACAGTGCCTTACCGCGTGTGGGCTTAACTAACATGATTGCTATGCTGCATCAAATGATGTAGTCTAGCCACCAACCGTACTGATGCGGCTCATCAGGAACTCTTTAAGGGTTAAACATGGACGATAATGTTCCTATTGAAGCGGATGCCTCCGCGCCAGAACTCGAAGCCACGGCAGCAATCGAGCCTGTAGAAAACACGACGCCGGAAACGCCTGCTGAACAGGAAGCATCTAAGACCTTCTCACAAGAAGAATTGGACGCGATTGTTGGCAAGCGACTTGCGAGAGAACAACGCAAGTGGGAACGAGAGCAAGCACAGAAACTAGCTGAAGCCCAGTCTCGGCAACCGGCGCAAGCCCCAGCCGATTTGGTCCCTGAGCAGTTTGACACTTACGAAGATTATGCCGATGCCTTGGCAGAGCATAAAGCGGAAGTGTTGCTGGAACGGCGGGCAACCGCCAGAGAACAGCAGGCTATGCTTGAGCAGTACCATGACCGTGAAGAAACGGCGCGGGATAGATATGACGACTTCGACCAAGTCGCCTACAATCCTAACCTGCCTGTCACGGATTACATGGCACAAAGCATACAGTCTTCGGACGTTGGCCCTGACCTGCTTTATTGGTTAGGCACCAACCCCAAAGAAGCTGATCGCATTTCTCGCTTGAACCCGATCTTGCAAGCAAAGGAAATCGGAAAAATTGAGGCCGGATTGGCTTCTAATCCGCCGGTTAAGAAAACTTCAACCGCCCCGGCACCGATTGCTCCTGTCACTGCACGTTCTACTGGCACCAGCCAGTACGATACGACCGACCCTCGTTCGACTAAAACGATGAGTACGTCGGAATGGATCGAAGCAGAACGGCTACGGCAGATCAAGAAGTACGAGGCACAACGTAACCGTTAAATAGGGAATACCCCATGTCCAATAGCATTTTAACCATTGATATGATCACGCGGAAGGCTCTCGAAATCCTTGAGAACAACCTCGTGCTTACACGTAACGTAAACCGCCAGTACGACGACAGCTTTGCTGTTGAAGGCGCCAAGATCGGCTCAACTCTGCGTATCCGTCTTCCAGACCGTGCGCTTGTTACCGACGGTGCAGCCCTTCAGGTACAGGACGACAACGAGCAGTTCACAACGCTGACCGTTGCCAACCAGAAGCACATCGGCGTCAACTTCACGACTGCTGAATTGACCATGCAGTTGGATGATTTCGCAGAGCGCGTTCTCAAGCCACGTATCTCGCAGCTTGCTTCCAGCATCGACGCTGACGTTGCAAACGCGTTTGCAACCATCGGTAACTCGGTCGGCACGCCCGGCACTACGCCAGCTACTTCGGCTGTTCTTCTTGCTGCACAGCAGAAGCTGAACGAAAACGCTGCTGTGATGTCGCCACGTTATGCCACCGTCAACCCAGCCGCAAACGCTGGCTTGGTCGAAGGCATGAAGGGCTTGTTCAACCCAACCGACACTGTCAGCAAGCAGTTCAAGAACGGCATGATGGGTACTGGCGTACTTGGTTTCGAAGAAATCAATATGTCGCAGTCCATCAAGCAGTTCACCACTGGTTCGCGCGACGCAACCGGCGGCACGACTTCGGCTGCTGTCACCACTGAAGGTGCAACCACCATCGCCATCACTGGCGCTGGTAACGGCGACACCGTCAAAGCTGGCGACGTGTTCACTGTAGCTGACTGCTTTGCAGTTAACCCACAGACGCGTGAAAGCACAGGTTCGTTGTTCCAGTTCGTTGCGTTGGCTGATGTCACGCTCAACGGCTCTGGCGCAGGCAACATCACTGTTGCACCTGTCTACTCAGCCAGCCATGCGCTTGCCACTGTCAACACACTGCCCGGCAACAGCAAAGCTGTTGTGTTCGTCGGTGCAGCATCGTCGCAGTACGCGCAGAACCTCGTATACCACAAGGATGCCATCACCTTCGCAACCGCCGACCTTCTGCTCCCACAGGGCGTAGACATGGCATCGCGTCAGGTACACAACGGCATCTCGCTCCGCGTTGTTCGTCAGTACGACATCAACAACGACCGTATGCCTTGCCGTATTGACGTTCTGTATGGCTACAGCACGATCCGTCCGCAAATGGCCGTCCGGATGTGGGGCTAATTTAATCATGGCCTCCGGTTCGCCGGGGGCCATAACTTTTCAGGAGAATTATCATGGCATTACCAAATGGCGGTTCCGCCTATCAGGTTTCAGATGGCAACGTTGATGCAGCCAAGCTGCTCGGCGGCTCGATCCTTACTGCTTCATCGGGCGCAGGCATCTACTTCCTTACGACTGCAATCACTGCAAACAGCACGACGACCGACGCCCCTGCGGGTTCGATTGGCGTGACCACGAACGCAACAGGACTTGGCAAGATGTTCATTTCCGACGGCACTAAGTGGCAGTTCGCTGTAGTTGCTTAACCAATTTGGGCGGTCTTCGGGCCGCCCATTTTCAGGAGATCAATCATGCCTAATACTAAAGCAGTAGGCGTTGCTTACGCCGATCCTTCATTTGAAAGCGTAACTGTCAGCGGCGCGATTGTTGCAAACGGTGGCGTTATCGCTTCTACCATCCAGACTACTGGCGATATTGCCGCTGCCAACCTTAATGCTGGCGTCTATATCCTTAGCACTGCAATCACCGCTAACACGACAACCACTTCTGCCCCTGTTGGTTCGCTTGGTATCACAACCAATGCAACTGGCCGTGGCAAGCTGTTCTATGCAGACGGCACCAAGTGGCAGTTCATGGCGATCAGTTAATTAATCTGGGCGGCTTTCGGGCCGTCCATTTTACGGAGTTTTTATGGCTGTTATCTACCTTGTTCACGACGTCCACGGCGCAAAAGTTGCCATCTCTGAAGAAGAAGCGCGCTGCGATGAAGAGTATGGTTGGGAACGCTTTTACCCTGACGCCCCTGTAGTGGCGCCCGTTAACGAAATGTCGGCGGGCAGCAAACGCCGCCGCGCAACGCAGGAAGACTAACCAATGGAAACGGCTGGGGACATAATTAACGGTTCGCTTAGGCTTCTAGGCGTTCTGGCAGAAGGTGAAGTTCCATCGGCTGAAACGTCGCAAGACGCACTGCGCGCCATGAACCAGATGATTGATAGCTGGAACACTGAGCGCCTCGCGGTCTACGCAACGCAAGACCAAGTATTCATGTGGCCTGCCGGTCAGTTGTCGCGCACGCTTGGCCCTTCTGGCGACTTCATCGGCAACCGCCCTGTGCTGCTTGAGGACTCGACGTACTTCCGCGACCCCGGCACTGGCGTCAGCTACGGCATCAAATTTATTAACCAGCAGCAGTATAACGGTATCGCGGTCAAGACCGTGACGTCTACCTACCCGCAGGTTATTTTCGTCAACATGACGTTCCCCGACATCGAAATGTACATCTATCCGCGCCCTACGCGCGAACTGGAATGGCACTTCATTTCGGTCGAAGAACTGACCCAGCCTGCAACGCTGGCGACCACACTGCATTTCCCGCCCGGCTATCTGCGTGCGTTCCGTTACAACTTGGCGTGCGAGATGGCACCTGAGTTTGGCGTAGAGCCGTCACCGCAGGTATCGCGTCTGGCTATGGCATCGAAGCGCAACCTGAAGCGCATCAACAACCCTGACGACATCATGTCGATGCCATACAGCATCGTGGCGACGCGTCAGCGGTTTAACATCTTCGCGGGCAACTACTGATGAAGACGCCGATCCTTGGGTCGGCGTATGTCGCAAGAAGCGTCAACGCCGCAGACAACCGTATGGTCAACCTCTTTCCAGAGATCGTGCCGGAAGGCGGCAAAGAGCCTGCCTTTCTTCAGCGCGCGCCGGGGCTAACCCGTCTGGCTACGGTCGGCATCGGACCTATCCGCGGGCTGTGGACGTATGGCGACTACGGCTACGCCGTGTCTGGCCCAACGCTGTTTCAGATCGACAGCAACTGGAACGCGGTCGCCAAAGGCACTGTAGGCGGCACTGGCCCTGTCAGCATGGCCGACAACGGCACGCAGCTATTCATAGCCGCCAACCCGCAGGGCTACATCTACAACGCCAACACTGACGTGTTCCAGCAGATCACCGACCCTGACTTCCCCGGCGCGGGTACGGTTGGATACATCGACGGCTATTTTGTGTTCAACGAACCGAATAGCCAGAAGATTTGGGTGACGTCGCTGCTTGACGGCACCAGCGTTGACCCGCTGGAGTTTGCCAGCGCCGAAGGCAATCCTGACAATGTGGTTGCTATCTTTGTGGACCACCGCGAAGTCTGGGTGTTTGGTACCAACTCGACCGAAGTTTGGTACGACGCAGGGCTGCTCGACTTCCCGCTGACGCGTATCCAAGGCGCGTTTAACGAACTGGGCTGCGCGGCGCCGTACAGCGTCGCCAAGATGGACAACCAAGTCTACTGGCTGGGCAAGGACGCCCGCGGTCAAGGCATCGTCTACCGCGCTGCTGGCTACATCGGTCAGCGCGTGTCAACGCACGCTATCGAATGGCAGATGCAAGAGTACGCCGACATCTCGGACGCTACAGGCTACACATACCAGCAGGACGGCCACAGCTTCTACGTGCTGAACTTCCCTAGCGCCGACACGACATGGGTGTACGACGTCGCTACTGGCGCATGGCATGAGCGTGCGTCGTTTGTTAACGGCGAGTTTAACCGTCACCGCGCCAGCAGCCAAATGTTCTTCAACAGCACTACCGTTGTCGGCGACTACCAGAACGGCAAGATTTACGAGTTTGACCTGAACGTGTACGCTGACGACGGTCAACCGCAGAAATGGCTGCGGTCGTGGCGGGCGCTGCCGACAGGCGCTAACAACCTCGCCCGTACTATCCAGCACTCCATGCAGCTTGACTGCGAGACAGGCGTTGGTCTGAACAACGGCCAAGGCAGCAATCCGCAAGTGATGCTGCGTTGGTCCGACGATGGCGGTCACACATGGTCGAACGAACACTGGAAGTCGATGGGGCAGATTGGCCGGTCTGGCTACCGCACGATCTGGCGCCGCCTTGGTGCGACACTGAAGATACGCGACCGCGTCTACGAGGCGTCAGGGACTGATCCTGTACGCATCTACATCATGGGTGCTGAACTGCTGCTGTCAGGGACGCGGGCCTAATGGCGCTTTCACCGATTAACCCTACACAGTTAACGCCGCCGCGCGTCGATCTGATCGACCCGCGGTCAGGCGCTATCAGCCGTGAATGGTATCGGTTCTTTCTATCGCTGTTGACTGCGACGCAGACCAACCAAGATGAAATCGAGTTAGCGCCTGACGCTACATCGCTGATAGCGTCCTACGACGCTATGCTGGAGTCGCTGGCGCAGACCACAGAGAGCGCGCCTGACTGTTGCAGCGCGACGGCAGATGTAGACGCTAAGGTAAACAGCCTCGCGCAAGCTACCGCCAGCGCACCGCCTGCCGCGTCGGAAAGCGAAATCGCGGTCATTCAGTCACAGCTTCAGGCGCTGGCAATAGCGCCACCGCCAACAGAATTTATCTCACCGCGCTACGGCTCGTTCTACGACACGACCGATCAGACCGCCGCTGTCATTAACACGGCCTATGCCATGACGTTTAACGCCACCGATATAACTTACGGCGTCACACGCGGCACACCAACGTCGCGCATTTATGTTGACCGCTCTAACATCTACAACATACAATTTTCCGCGCAGTTTATTAACACTGGCGGCGGCGCTCACCGCGTTTGGGTGTGGCTACGCAAGAATGGCACCGACGTAACCAACAGCGCGACCGTCGTTCGTATTCAAGGAAACAACACTGAGGATGTCGCAGCGTGGAACTTTCTGCTACAGATGAACGCAGGCGATTATTTTGAGTTGATGTGGGAAGTAGAACCGTGACTGACAACGTGAGTTCCTTGGAGGTATAAATGGCCGTATCAATTAGTAATATCATTCCCGCCAAGACAGCGGAAAACAGCCAGACGACGCAGTACACGTCGAACGGCGTGCAGACGATCATCGACAAGTTTACCGCGACGAACTACAGCGTCTCGGCTGCGACGATCAGCGTCAACTTGATTTCGGCTGCGGGCAGCGCCGGCAACGATAACTTGATTGTCAAGACCAAAACGCTCCAGCCGTCTGAGACTTACACCTTTCCTGAACTGGTCGGCCATGTGCTACCTAACAATGGCTTCATCAGCACAATCGCTGGCACGGCGTCGGCCATCAACATCCGCGCGTCAGGCCGTCTGGTTAGCTAATGCTGGAGCGTAGTTACGACACTGCGTTTATTAACAAGGTCGTAAACGATCCTTCAGTGCGCCCCTATGTCGGCGGCGGCGTTGACGGCGATATAGACACGCGGATACTCGTGGATATGCCGGGCAACTGGTTCTTGATGGGCGAACACGGCGGGTTTCTATTGGATGAAACGTCACCCGGCGTCCGCGAAGTACATACGTTTATCCTGCCTGAAGGCAGGGGTAAATGGGCGAACGATGCGCGGACGGCTATGCTAGATTACGCGCGCAGTCACGGCACGGAAAAGCTGTGGACTAAAATTGAGCCAGATAGTAAACACGTCATACGTTACGCCCGTCAAGGGGGTATGCAAAAGACCGATGAAATGATAGAGACATTCGGTACACTTTACCGAATTTACCGGATGGAGTTAAGATAATGCCAATCGCACCTGTAGTCGGAGCAGCATTGATCGCAGGGACCGCGGCGGTAGCCGGCGGCGCGATGGCCGCCAAGGGCGCTAAAAGCGCCGCTAAGACCCAAGCGCAAGCGGCGGCAGATGCTAACGCCGCCCAAGAGCGGATGTTCCAGAAGCAGATCGAACTGCAAGAGCCATTTCGCCAAGGCGGGATGACCGCGCAGCAAGAGATTATGCAGTTGTTGGGTATCGGCGGCGACAAGACCGCTGCCGGCTACGGCAGCATGGCGAAAGCCTTTGGCACCGATCAATTCCAACAAGACCCCGGCTACGCCTTCCGTCAATCGGAAGGCATGAAGGCGCTTGAAC